CACGGTTATTCTGCTGTCGTTCTTGTTTTTTGCAGGCTACTTTGCTTGGGATTCCCGTCAGGTCATCCTCCACGCTATCACGACTCAGGACAAGATGCCTCAGTTGGCAAAGCAGGAAGCGTTACTTTCCCCAGCCCGTAGTTTGATGAAAGACTTAGACGGCTTGGTTGTGCTGGTTCATAAAGCTAACTTGACAACAAACAGCCGCACCACCGTGTTGGCCTTGAACGCCGATGGTTCACGAGAGAAGTCAATGGAAGGCACGGTAACATCCCTATTCAACGCAAGTGCAGACCGCAACGCCGCTATGGTGGCTATGCTAAACAATGAAGTCCTGTGTGAAGATTTCAACCCATCGTCCAAAGTTGGTGAGTGGGGCGCAAAGCAAGGTGTAAAGTTTATGTGTAGAGGCTCTATTCCCCCAGATATGGGTAAGTTTGCTGGGTATGTGGCCATTGGATTTAAAACCAAGCCAGAGGATATTGCGGCTCTGAAGACCCGTATAAACTTGGCTGCAACTGATATGTCGGAGGATTGATTATGTTTGAAGTATTTGGTGGAATATTGGGTGGGGCGCTAGGCGGTATATTTCGCTTGGCTCCCGAGGTGTTGAAGTTTTTTGACAAGAAGAACGAAAGGTCGCATGAGATGCTTATGTTTGCCCGCCAGTGTGAACTGGAGCAAATCAGAGGTCAGATGAAGCTGGCTGAGATTGGAGCACAACGAGAGGCAGCAGTTGATGTGGGGGTCATGGACGCCTTTAACGCCGCAATTGAGCAACAAGCCGCAATGGTCAAAGCCGCAGGTGGATGGGCGGCTAGTTTGTCTGCATCTGTTCGTCCTGTCGTTACATACTGGATTCTTTTGGTCTGGTCTTTTGTGCATTTGTGGTTTGGTTGGAACTCATGGATTGCAGGCGCTGCCCCCATGGAAGTTTTTAAGATGATGATGTCGCCTGACTTTTCAGCACTCTTAGCTGGAACAATTAACTATTGGTTCCTCGATAGAACTTTAAAGCAACGCGGGTTATGAACTTAGAACTGGCCGCTGCACTGTGCCGTCAGTTTGAGGGCTACCGCGCCAAGCCGTACCTTTGTCCAGCTAATGTGGCCACGATTGGGTACGGTTCAACTTACTACGCTGACGGGCGCAAAGTGACATTGGAAGACGCGCCGATGGATGAACCCACGGCGCGCGCGCTTTTGATGGTGGAACTTGAACATACGTACCTGCCAGGCGTTTTGCGCAATTGCCCCATCCTTGCAACTGATGAGCGCAAATGCAACGCCATCGTGGACTTTTGCTATAACTTAGGGACAGGCCGACTTCAAACTTCAACCCTCAAGCGCAAGATCAACGCCCAAGATTGGGACGGCGCTAAGGAGCAATTGATGCTTTGGAATAAAGGCGGCGGCAAAGTTCTGGCGGGGTTAACCAAGCGCAGACAAGCCGAATGCGCCCTTATTCTTTAGCCAACGCCCTGTAAGCCTCAATGGCCGTCTTCAAGTCGCATTGCAACTGCTGAATGATGTCATCCTGTTCGCACAGTTTGACGTAGCATTCGCCAGCAAAGTCAACCAAAGTTTCGCGCTCCCAAATATCAAACTTGGGCATCTGAATTTGTCGTTTTCTCCATCCGCTAGTCATTGGTTTCCTTTTTAGACGGTGCGTCTAGTTCATGGCGGTAATACTTGGCTGGCATCTTGGCATTTTTATCCAATTGCTTGCGCAACCACTCAGCACCGCCAAGTTCTTGCAAGATCATCCAATGTCGGTCAGACATTCGGACTTGTCGTCCTAGTAGAGGTTCAGGTGGTTTTGGTCTTGGCATTTTGTCTCAAGTGTTTACCAGTTGTTCGTCTAACCCAGCAAAGCTGGCAGTTCCATTTTGCGCCCATCTCAACGCCGCCCTCTGGCGGCTTATCAGCTTGGCACTTGGTGCAAAACTTTAGTTGATGCACGGGCGCGGTTGGGCCCATTTGAATCGCAGGCATCATCAGCGTACTCTCCTAAGCTCAAACGCTTTCTCAGGCGGCGGCGGTGTCATGCCTTCGCTGGGCGGCACCCAGCCGTGCTCACGCCAGAGCGCTTGCACGTCTGAGCCGCGCTGGTAATTGAAAGCGCGGTCTTGCAGACTTTTGCTTGGATAGGTTACTTTGGTGCCTTCTGGGGGTGTCCAGTTAATCATGGTTGTATTGCTCCTTTGAGTAGTTCTATTCTCTCCCGCGCTACGCGCAGGGTGTTGTAGCGCTGATGAAGGCGCTGAAGCATGGAGACGCGCTTGGCGCCTTCACGTTCTTCGGACAGCAGTCTGAGCACTTCTTCTTCGCTCAGACGGCTTAATTTGTTGTTAAGGCTTCGCCAGGTGTCGTTCAATTTTCTTCTCCAGTTGTTTGACTGTCGTGTGTACGCGGATGACAGCGCGGGCGGCGGCGTTGGCCTCGCGCCCTCTAATGCGCAATTCAGCATTAGCCACTTTAAGTTTGGCCTTCCATAAATCAAGACGTTTCATTTAAGTGCTTCCTGTAGTTCGGCCAAGCCATCAACGCGCTTGCCATCAATAAAAATATGGGGTAAGTCAGGGCTGGACTCCATGTCCATTTCGACAAAGTTAATGTTCTCAGCCCTTAAAAACTGTTTAACTTCCGCACATTTAGGGCATAAGCGTTTGGTGTGAATTAAGACATTCATAATGGTGCGTCCTCAAAGTTGTCAGGGTTGAACTTAGGCACTTTAATGCCTTTGTCCTTAGGGTTCGGAAATGGTGGAAATGGCCAAGTCACGGTTTTTCCTTCAATGCGGCTTCTAGCGCGTCTAACGCTTTGTCCCAATGATGATAGTCAAGACTGCCATTAAACGCCTTGACTAATTCGTGAGCCAATTTTTCAATCAGCCGCAGATAATCATGCTCGCTCATTTCAATTCCTCCATTGCAATATCAGACATAGCGCGCTTGTCATGCAAAGCTGCCCAAATTTTTTCATCCACTGTTTTGCTGGTCAGCATGACGTAACACCACACGGGGTGCTCTTGGCCTGATCGGTGCAAACGTCCAATGGTTTGCTCGTAAAGTTCGAGGCTCCACGGCAGGGACAGAAAGACCATGTAACATCCCCCATATTGCAAGTTAAGCCCGTGACCGGCTGATTTCGGGTGCACGGCCAATAACTGAATCTTGCCTGCATTCCATCGCTCGATTGCGTTGGGATCGTCAAGAGTCTGTAAGTGCCCAAAGCGTCGTCTGAGTTCGGCAAGTTCTTCTTGGTAGTTGTAAACAACAATCGTATTAGCGCGCTGATTTTCATTTAATAACTCCTCTAATCTTTCAAACTTGTGCAGGCTGTACCAGACAGGCTTTTGTGTAGATGTAAACTTGCCGGGCGACTCAGATGGCGTAGTCTGCGTGTCGTACACAAAACCTGACGCCAGTTGTTGCAACTTGCCCGTGACAACCGCCGCGTTAACTGCTGTAATGCCGTCTAATATAAAATCTTTTTTTAGCGTGTTGTACGGCGTCAAATCCATGTCGCACTTGACCTCGACCGTATGCAAAGGCGGTAACTTGTCCTTATACTCACCTGCCTCCAAGACAAATGTGGCAGGCTTAATTACGTTCATTACCTTTTCAAGCGACCCTACTCTGGGCGCCCATTCACCAAACTCTTTATTGATCAACACAAAGTACGTCTGCATAAACGCGCCCTTAGACCGGCCAAGCAGGCTCTGGTCAACGATCTTGCACTGGCCAAACACGTCTTCAAGGCCGTTGCTGGTAAACGAGCCGGTCAAACCCCAGCGCGTTGTCATAAGGTCAACCACTTTCAGAAACGCTTTGAAGCGTGTGCCGCTGGGGTTCTTCAAACGCGTTAGTTCGTCAAACACCACGCCATCAAAGTTCAGCTTTTGTTCGGCCAGCCACTGCAAATTGTCGTAGTTGGTCACAATCACCTGGGCGTTGCTTTTGAGGGCATCCAAGCGCTGCTTAGGTGTGCCAACGCACAAAGCCATGCTGATGCGGTCAGCCCACTTAGGGCGCTCAACTGGCCACACGTCCGTGCAGACGCGCTTAGGCGCCAGCACCAGCCAGCGCTTCACATGCCCGTCGCGGATCATCTCCCACATGGCCGTCAAAGTTATCGCTGTCTTACCCGCGCCTACTGGCGCCAAAATCATGGCGCGGTCATGCTCAAAGAGAAAGTCAGCGGCTGTCTCTTGATATGGTCTAAGTTGCATACGCGCTCTCAAACACATGCAAGCCTAGATCCGAGTCAACGCAATTGCGTAGCGCTTGGCGCTTGTTGGAAATCTTGCTGGCCGCAACAATCTCATGGCCTTCAAAATCTGAAATCTTGTTTTTGTGCCGAATGTCAGACTTGTCAAATTTGCGCGCAGGAACGTCAAAGTTTGACCAAAACAAGTGGCGTTGCATTTCAAACGTAGGTTTGACAAGCGGCTCGTAATAAGGCTTGACGTTTTCAACAACGTATTTACCTTTAAAATAATGTTGTAAAAATACAATCTGCGCATATAGCGACATGTCGGGCATGATGGGTGCAAAGCCTTTACCAATGACGCCTACGTTATGGCGGTACTGGCCGTGACTTGGGCAAGGCGGGCTGGCCCAGATAAAGTCAAACTCAGCGTAATGCTTTTCCAAATATGCAACGGCGTCGCCCACAACCACGGTGTCTTGTGGGTAAAGCTGTCCATAAACTTGCGCAATCTCTGGTGAGTATTCAACAGCCGTCACGGTACACCCCCCCCCATAAACGGCGGTTGCCACCTATACCAGCGTACAGGTTAAGTACTTTTAATCCAGCCATCAACTTGTTCCTTAGTCCATAAACACGCATAGTTCTGACGCAGTAACGCCATCTCTGTCTGAAATAGTTTTTGCAGTTCCGACAATCTGCCGCCTTTGGTTTTCAATTCCACAAACCATGTCTGGCCATCGGGTAAACACGCAATGCGATCTGCTACACCTTTGCGTCCGGGCGAAGTAAACTTCCAAGTCCGGCCACCGATGCTTTGCACCGCCCAATCAAAATAAACTTCAACTTCTTTTTCTCTCATGTTGTGAAGTATACATGTAAAAAAGATTTGCACAACAATATTTTCTGTGCTAACATTCAAGTTCAATTCAATAAAGGAAAGTATGCTTCACTCAAATATCGTCGGCGGCTCTACAGCAAAGCGCGTCATCAACTGCCCAGGCAGTGTGGCGCTGGTGCAGAAAATGCCGCCAAGGCCATCCAGCAAATACGCTGACGAAGGCACACTCCTACACAACGTCATGGCCGAACTCATCATGGGTGATGAAGCCCCTGAGCATTACCTTGGCGCGCGTTACGAAGACCAAGTCCTGACGCAAGAATTGATTGATAATAAAATCAAACCAGCACTGGAGGCACTTGATGCTATCGACCCTGAACGAATCATGGAAATCGAGGCCGAGACAAGCGTCAATTTTGGTGACTTGCTTGACGGGGTTTTTGGGTCTACTGATCTTATCGGTCGTCTTGGCTCTCGTGCCGTTGTACTGGATTGGAAATTCGGTGACGGCGTTATGGTTGAGGTTGAGGAAAACCCGCAACTGATGTTCTACGCGGCGGCTGCCATGCGCACGCCAGAAGCGCAGTGGGCGTTTGAAGGCGTTACTGAAATTGAATGCGTCATCGTGCAACCACCACAGGTGCGCCGTTGGGTGACAACACCTGAGCGCATCGCTGAGTTTGAATTGCAGTTGGTGCAGGCAGTTAAGCAGGCCGCAAAGCCTGACGCAAAGCTGGCCGTGGGCGACCACTGCAAATGGTGCGCTGCTAAGCCCATCTGCCCTTTGATGACCGGCGCGGTTGAGCGCGCATTGAAAACGCAGATAGAAGCGTTGCCTGCGCCGCAGATTAGCA